ATCTATTTAATCTTATTTCTTTTCTATCCGAAGAAATTTCAGAAATGTAAAGTTGCTCAAAATTTGAACCAATTTTTTTATTTAAAAAATTATAAAATGATATATATTCTCCATCACTAAATCCATAATCTATTAAATCTTTTTCAGGATCAATAATTATTTTAGATAAAGATCCATTACTTCCTACAGATTGACCATCATTTTGAACTGTAAAGGATGTAAAATTTAATGTTGAAGATAAAATATTATTATTAATATCAAATACATAATATTCAATATAACTATCTTCATTTAAAGAAGTATTTATTTGAAAAGAAGAAATTAAATTAGATTCTTCAATAGAATATTGTTGAGGGGATATATTAGGTAAAAATATTGGAGTAATTATTGCAGCCATTATTATTGTGTAATTAAAATTTTAAGTTTAAATTAATAGCCTCCTCCACCACTTGCAATTCCGCCTGCACTTGTAGAAATTCCGCCTTCAAGAGAAGCAATATTAGAAGAATTTGAAAGTGGTGCTCCGGTTTGTAATTCTATATTTTGTTTTTGAGTGTCAAGTAATTCTGTTCTTAATTGAAATATTTCATTTTGTAAAGCTATTATTTCATCTTGATTAGCAGAAAAATTAATATATTCACTACTTTTAGTAATTAAATATTCATGAGAATCAATTTCACCTAATTCAGGAATAGTATAAAATAATTCATTATATAAATCAAAAAATTCATTTACAGTTGGTTGAGTATCTATTTGAGTTTGAATAGGTTTTATCCCTAATTGATTAAAATCAGTATCAATTATTTGATCATATGCCGCTTTACTATATACTTTTTTATTTAATTCTATATTTTCACTCATCCGTTTATAACTTTAAAATAATAATTATCATCAAATATTAATGTTGAACTATTAATTATAGTTTTAATTAAAATTTTATAATATCTTTCTGGTTCAAGGCCACTCATATAAACACTAAAATAATTTCCTGTTGAGTCAGAACTAATCTGGGTGTATTGATTATCAAAGTTAACAACAAATTCATTGGTAGCCAAGTCTTTTATGGCATAATATGAAGAAGTAGGTAAATAATTTAAATTAGTAAATAATGAAGACGTTTGATATACACGATTTGGGTATAAAGGACTTACATTTAGGTTAAATTTATTTATACTTGTTGGATAAAATATACCAGAATTTTGAGATAAAGACATTTTAATGTCTGAGGTAGTTACTATACTTCCGGTTAGTGATCCTGTTAGTACAGATTGGTAGTCTCTCCATCTAAATTCTAAACATGGGGGATAAATTGTATTTGTGTCAACACTATAGTATTTAAATTGAGGTTGAATATATTCACTTGGATTAAATTCTTGAGATCCTGTTAATTTTACTATAAATCCATAGTTTGGAAGTATTGAACTAGACCAAGCATTTACTGTAGTTTTAACATTTACTTCAATATCTTTTTCACTACGTAATTCAAAGGATTGAGTTACTTTATAAATAGATCCTGTAAAAAAGTTACCTCCTCCTTGGGGGGAATAAGTTGCATTATATGATCCTGTAAATCCAGAGCCTGACATATTCCAAGGATTAGATCCACTGTAACTTGAATACGCCCAAGATGAACCATCTTTAATGATTGGGGAATCTAAAGTATATCCTGTTCCATTATTCCAATTTTGAGCAACAGGTAATATTTCTAAAGAAGTATCTAAATTAATTCCTTGAGCTTCTGCTATAAAATTTTTAAAATATATATCATATGTGTTTCCAGATATTTTATTACTAATAATATCTATGATTTCATTGGTATCAAATTTTACTAAATATCTAGCTACATCTGGGTTTCCACTAATATCTAGTTTATTAGATGTTTCTAAGATAGCATCTAACCCCGTATTCATGGTAGGATATGCGGAATATAATGTAGCGTCTTGGGTAGGAAATATTTTATATACAGCCATTAATATATTTTATTATAAATATAGCGTTATAAAGGAACTACTTTACCTTTTATGTCTGAATTTGGGTATCTAATTTCAAATATACTAGGATCTAATGAAGGATAAATTGTTTGGTTTTGGGTAGCTCCCTCTATATCATAAGCATATTGTGAATATCCTGTTGAAGTTCCAACCTTATTTGCAATAGATATATTTTTTACAGTTTGAACTCCTTTAATTTTATCCAAAAGAATATATAAGTCTCTTAAAAATATAGGTTGATTTAATTGCCAATTATCAAGATTAAAATATGTTTGTAAAGCAGTAATACATGCTAGTAAAACTTCATTATTGTTATATTCAGGTAATACTATAATTTCAAAATTTATTCCAATATTAATAATATATGCATCTCTAATTTCTATATTATCTCCAATCATTCTATATTGAGACATATAAGTTCTTAAATTATTTTTTAATGTTGTATTAGCATAATCTAATTTTCCTTCAGAGTTTAAAGATAAGACATATAGATTTAAAGTTTCAATTGTTGATACTTGATTATCTGTTAATTTTGGTTGTTCAATATATGATTTTGAAACTGTACCATAATCTGAGGGCATACTTAAAGCTCTAATTAAATAATCATCTGCAGTAACTGAACGTTTTTGGGAAGCAACTAAAGCTAAAGTATTTTGACGAATTTCTTCTAATGTGTCTCCTGAATTTCCTCCAGAAGCTGCTAATGGATTGTTTACTGAAACTGATGAAAATATATAATTAGCTGTGTTATCAACAAGTGAAAATAAATTAAATTTTATTGATTCTGGAGATATTTTAGTTAAGGTATTTGCAGCTATGTTAGAAGTAACTCCACCTCCTGTTAAATATCTAACAGTTAATGTTGTATTAGAAGGTGATATACCATATGTTCCTGTATACAAAAAGTTTGTAGGAGAATATGCTGTAGTTAATTTATCTTGTTTAAAAGGTAATCCAATACCTACATTATTAGAATTTGGTGTAATTTCTTCTGTAGTGCTATCTGGTGAACCAACTCCAAATTGAATTTGAATATTATCTTTTGCTATGATTCTAGTAGCAAATCTTCTTGCAACTTTTTTTAATTTTAATAAATATGGAGTATTATCCATTTTATTAGGATCATTAATATTAGTATTTTTTATTGAATCAAATGCCATTTCTTGTCCTAGGTGATCTACTTCATACCATAAATTTCCATCTGAATCAGTGATATCTAATATTTTTAAAAAATTAGTAGTATTTAGATTAATAGTTTGAAATGGTAAAGGATCTGTAAAGGTATAAGTTTGAGATACAATAGTTGAAGAAATTGCATTTCTGCTTTTTTTAAGTAAATAATATTGTACTGTATTTCCGGCTACTTGATAAATAGAAATTTCTGTAGGATCTTGAGAACTTGTTAAAGAAAAATCAATTTTATCTTGAATAATAAAGGATGTCCCATTATCTGATGTTATTGTTGAGTTTTCTGAAATAGTTAAAGCATAATCATAATCAGGTACATATTCTGATCCTATTAACTTAGAAGGTAATTGTTGATAAAAGTCAATAGTAGTTTGGGCTGCCGAAGATAATTTTGGTTTATAACCAAACATATATGCTAATTCATATAAATTATTTGATTGTTGAGCATATTGAATAAAATTTTCTTGGAATTGATTGTCAATATAAAAACTTAAAACATCTCCAACATATGCAGATTGTTCAATAAACATCATTCCTGGGGATGCTTCTGAAAAGTCATTATATGTGTTAGGAAAATAAGTTTTTGCAAACTCAATTAAACGTGTTTTAAAATCAGAAAAATCACGATTAATATACTTTATTTCTTTTTTAGTTGTAGCCATTTTATAATTCAATTTCTAAGGTATCGGTAATAGAAGTATTTAAAACATTATACTTAAGTGTAACCGTAATTTGATTAGTATCTTCTTGACCAGAAATAATAAGATCTTTAACTTCTATATTTGAAAAAAAAATTTGTAACTTTTGATTTAAATCTTCTCTAAGAAAATTTAAATTATTTTCAGTTATTTGTTCAAATAAAAAAGCTCTTAATCCACCTCCAAAAAGAGGATTTAATGGTCTTTCTCCAGGATTAGTTAAAAAAAAATTAATTAAATTATTTTTAATAGCATCTTTTGTTTGGTAATTTGATTCAAAAACTGCAAGACCACTAAATGGAAGATTTATTCCAACAGCAACGCTTGGTTGAAAATCTATAGGTGCAATTTGTTGAGGATTAAATGCCATTATTTACTATTTAAAAGACCCATTATTTGATCCA